TCACGCGATATTCACCAGTTCAGAAAAATTGCCTTGTGCCATATTTGTGCCATTCCCGGCCAGGAATGAGTCGATTTGCATGGCGTGTTGCGTCAGGTGGTTCGGTGCCAGATGTGCATAACGCTGCACCATCTCGATACTTTCCCAGCCGCCCATTTCCTGTAGCGCACTGAGTGGCACGCCGGACTGTACAAGCCAGCTCGCCCAGGTATGCCTCAGGTCATGGAAGCGGAAATTTTCTATTCCCGCCCGCCTTAACGCTGCGCGCCATGCCGTGTTAGCATCAGACCGCATTTTGCGCACCGTCTTTGTTCTCGTTCCATCCGGACGAACGGATGATTTAGTGTGAACAAAGACCCACCGGTTATGTTTCCCCAGCTGATCCCGCAACACCTTACAGGCCGATTCGTTCAGGGCGACCCCAATCGCCCTTCCTGCTTTAGCGTCCTCGGGGTGAATCCACGCGACCTTCCTCTGCATATCAATTTGCGACCACTCCAGATCTGTGATGTTCGACCTGCGCAGCCCCGTCGCCAGGGCAAAAATAACAACTGGCTTCATATGCTCGGGAAGCTCCCGGATCAGGTTCGCCGCTTCCTCTTTGGTTAGCCAGCGAATACGCTTGTTTTTCGGTACCGGGCATTTGATGTTCGGCGCTTTGGCTATCCATCGCCATTCGTTGGCCGCGCATCGCAGTAATGCCCGAATGAAAGCGAGGTGCGTCGCCTTGGTGGCCGCCGCCGCCGGCTTATCCTTGAATTCAGGAACCGGCTTCCCCCTTCTCAGCAGGCTATCCCTCTTCGCCTCCCAGTTCATACGATGCTTACGATTAACCATCGTGCTTACTGCCGAGAGTATTCTATCCTCGGTGATTGCCGATAAATCCATTCCTTTGAAGTGCAATCTCCAGAAGCCGATCCGGCTTTTGTCATCATCCAGACTTTTCTTGTGCTGTTTTTCGTTAAGCCAGCGAACGCACGCTTCATCGAACGTTCGTGGCTTAAACTCCCCCATTTTATCAACTCGCCATGCTTCAGCTTTTAGCTGATCATAGAGTTCCTGCGCTTGCCTTTTGTCCGTTGTCCCAAGAGACCGTCTAATTCGGCTTCCACCAGGCGTAACGAAGTCACAGTGCCACGTACCGGCACGTTGTTTGATTGACATGCTTTATCCTCCTGCACATCAACCGCATTCACGGATTGATTGTGGATCGGGTTCTTCACTGCCGCAATACAATCTGTTTTGCAGATCAGGTATGGGCTTTTTTTCTTATGTGGATTTTTTCGGGTTGCAGCCAAGCGACCAGACTTAATCCACTGAGCAATCGTGCCTTTGTCCACTTTAAGGAAGGCGGCAGCCTCATCTCTGGTGAATACTTCTTCTTCCATCGATGTTCTCCAGTGGCCCCGCAGCGGGCCATCGCTAATATCAGTTTGCCTGTGCCGGCAGATTTCTAAGTTTACGAACGCCGATCATTGCGGTGGCTACGTAGCTGGTGGCCCGGTTAACTACTTCGACAGGAACCTTTACGCCATCCACTACAACGGTGTAATTGGTAACGTGCTTTTGTCTGCCGTAATCGCCGAACTTCTCATGATGCGCAGCCAGTGCAATATCACATGCGCGACGACCGACTGGTGATTGCTTGCTTCTGTTAATAAGTTTTATCATCACTAAATTCCCAGTGAGGCGACGATATCGTTCGCTGTTTCTCGGGTACTGCCTTTACTCGATATTGATCTGCGGGCATTGACCCGGTGCAAAGTGAAGCCGTGCCGCTCGTAAAGTTCAATAACGCGTGGCGCGGTAGAATTACTGATAAACACCTTTGCGCCGCGCTGATGGGCTGCAACGCAGCTTTCAGCAAGCGCTACCTGGCTATCCCATGAGAACCCACCGGAGGCGTAGCTAGTGAAGCCAGTGGTGCCGGGTATTGGCTCGTATGGCGGATCGCAGTAAACGACATCACCATCACCCGCCAGCCTGAGAGTACGTTCGAAACCCGCAGTCATAAATACGCACGCGCTAGACTTCTTCCTGAACGCCCTGATCTCTTCTTCCGGGAAATATGGGGCTTTATACTTTCCCCATCCAACATTGAAAAAACCGTCAAGGTTGTAACGCATCAGACCGTTAAAGCAGTGCCTGTTGAGGTAAAGGAATGCGGCCGCTCGTTCTGTTGCATTCAGTTGCTGGGCGTTGAATGCTTCACGAATTACTGTGTAGTTTTCGGCATCATTCAGATGTCTGAAAGCTTTCATAGCCTCTGCGATTACCGAATCAGGAACTACGGCCAGCATCTGGTACAGATTGATCAGATCAGCATTAATGTCAGCCAGCAGGAAGTATTCGTGTTTATCTGAGTTGAGAAACACCGATCCGCCGCCCACAAATGGTTCTATCAGTCGTTTACCTGCCGGGATAAGACGATCCAGTTCCGGCAGCAGCGAATATTTACCGCCTGCCCATTTCAGGAACGGGCGGCGCCAGGTGCGCAGCGCCGGTTCTTCTATGGGCATCGCCGCAGCTCCACTGCAAACAGATCCGTATCTCATGCAGCGCTCTCCTGATGCGTTATGTTTTGTATTTCTGTTTCCAGTTCCGCAAGAAATTTAACGACCTCTTGTTCGATTTCGGCGGCCAGAACTTCATCGAAGTTGATCCGAGTTTTGAAATAGGCAAGTTCTGGCGGCAGCCGATCATCAAAGCTGACAAAATCGCACCATTTTCGCCCTGTGCACATCATCTGAGCATGCATCTGGAGAAGGTACTGACGTTTTGGCGTGCCTGTTTTTAGCGTCTGGAGGTGAGTCCAGGTGTTCGGGCATTTGATTTCAATCAGGCCGTCATCATTTACGAGCCCGTCCGGGCTGGCGGCAAATCCGGCAATAGTAGGGTGGTCAATCAATCCTACCTCTGAGATTACCGCGTCGAACTCATTCAGCGCATACATCTCACGCGCCACTGGCTCAAGTTCAGTACCACGCATCATGGCGGCATTGGTAAATCCTTCCTCAAGTTTTCCGGTCAGGCGCTGGCAGATAAGCTCTGCCATATAGTTCTGGCGGCTGGCCGCATAACCTGACTTTGCTCGGGCCATCACATCATAAAGTCGGCTGGCTGTGACTTTGCCGCATCGAGCGGTAAACCATTCCGGTGAACGTTGTTCCATCATTCATCTCCTTCAACCGTTTGGCCTTCAATGGCGCCTTCAGATGTCAGGCTCATTTCGTAAAGCCGTTTCTTCGCTGTCTTCCCGATAACCTGGCGTTCCTCGTTACCAAGGCTTAGCCAGAATTTTTTGAATTCTTCTGCGCCAGAACGGGCTGCCTGTTCACCTTTTGCAATCAGCTCAGGGCGTCGGTGATCCGACTCATGTCCGATATGAACCTCTGCTGTGGTACCCTCAATTACTCGCTCTGCTTCGTCCTGATCGAAGATGCCGGCAAAACCGAATGCCAGTCGTGCACACTGGATTAGTGTTTTATGTCGAAGCATACGTGTGGGGTGAGACTGCCAGGGCTGAGTGTTACGCTTACACTCATCCATGTATTCGGTGACAACGGTCGGATGACTGCGATCCTTGCGGTAAATTTTGCAGGTACACGCGCCTTCCTCCTTGTCATAGGAGAATTCCATTCCGTCAAACTGCGGATGTTCGTTGATAATACGGGACCAGCCATCAACGCCGACGACAGGGACGATCCCCCCTTTATCAGGAAAGGCGTAAATCTCTTTAGTCCACGGATTGAGTCCATACTGGTTCGCAACAATCAGCAGGGCGGTGAACTGTTCGTCGGTGACATTGCCACCTTTGAACGCTGTGTTTTTCAGTGTATTCATGAGGTCTGTCCCGGCATCCATTCCGAGACGAGCAGCCAGTTTCCCGGCCATAGTTGAAAGGGCTGTGCTCATTTGTCTTATTCCTCTGATTCAATATCAATTTGATGCCGGGAAAACGTCTCGGCCATGTACCGCATAAACTCCGACGCGCGCCCCTGGAACTCGACATCGTCATCAAATGCCCGGCTTATCGCCTGTTTGCTGGCACCGCGGCGTTGAAGTTCGTCAATGCACAGCGACTCCAGCATGTGAAGCAACAGTCCTTTCTCCAGGTCGTCAGCCAGCTCGGACTCTTTCTCTTCTCTGGCGATTTGCTGGTAATGCCGGGTCCAGTCCTGAGCCTCGATCCGGTCGTAAGTGAGATATGCGTTCATGGCTGAACTCCTGAATTTGGTTTGCAGAATCCCCTGCGCGATGAAAGCCGCCTGATAGCTCAGTTAAATTCTTTGTTTCTATTACTGGCTGAGGCCTTGGCCAAACCCGTTCAAATAGACTTCAACCAGCAAATCGGTTGTGTAAGTGCGCTCAATGCCGCGATGCAGGTAGAGGCGACCGCGTTTGTTTGCTGATGCGGTCCAGGTGCCTTCACGATGCTTTACGAGCATTCCGGGCATAACGGCACCGCGGTTAACGGTCTGGGTTCCATAGTGATGACTAATCATTGAAAGCCCCCATCGAACTAAATTCTGAGTGATGCTTTTCTTTCATTCTCAGTACCCACTTGCGAGCTGCTTGTAATCCTTCATTGGTATCCGGGAAGGTTTTTCTTTCCCTTACTGAACCAGTGACAACTCTTGCCAGAAGTAATGTCTTCCCAGAACCTTTTCCAATTCTTCCGACACACTGAACACCAACTTGATTGTCGCTGCGCAGGCCAGTGTTCCTTGCGTTCTGTACTCTTGTTGAGATGCGGAGATTGGCGGCGCTATCATCGGACCTATTTCTGTTTATGTGGTCAATCTCCGCATCTCCAGGATCCTGACCAGTAAGAAATAACCAAGCAATTCTAGAGCTGAAATACTTCACTCCCTTGAGTGTGATTCTTCTCCGACCATCCCGATCAATGCTTCCAGCTACTGAACCGACAGACTTCCCGCCTTTACTGATTTTCCTAGTAAAGACCCCACTTGAAGGGTTGTAGTCGAGTAATTCACGTACATATTTTAGAGTGGGTAGTTTTGCGTGATGCATAATCTGAATCCTCATGCCTGCCGATATCGCCCGGCCAGCGGAACGTTTATCACCTTCTGCGCGTTAACTTTTCCACCTCATTCCGGTCTTCGTATGCCCCGGACAGCTACTTCGTGGGCGTCCTGCCTGGGTGGTTCGTTGTTGCTATGGAATTATATTAAGCCTGAGACTTAAATAATGTCAAGTTTAAGGCGAATTTATTTATTAAGTTTTAGACTTATTTTTTGACGGACACGTTGATTTAGGCGATGATTATGGTCATAAAAGCACCACAAATGGGGGGGTTATGGATCGTGACGAGCTGGAAGAAGACCGTGCGGCATTCATTGCGGGTGAGATTGGCGGCGCAGTGGTCGAATTGATAATCGACGGCGTAGTGATTAACCGTGATGCGATCGTTGAACGTCTGGAGGAGAAGCGGAGGAGAGTCGGGAACGTTATTCACAAAGGTGTATTGCGGGATGCGGCTGCGATGGTGAGGAAAGGGCAGTAAAAACCCGGCGCGAAGGCCGGGTTACGAGATAAGACTCATGTCTCTAAAAGTAATTTTTTGGCAAACTCAATCGTATCTTTATGATTTGATGCAGGAATATGATTTATCTTCTTAGCATCCATTGTTCTCTTGATGGTATCGATAACCTTGCTTTGGCCCTTAGTAGGGGATTCAGGAACTTCAATGGTGAAAAGAATGTCTTCTATATCCAGTAGGTTTTCTTCTGAAGCTCGAGTAATCCGCATGACCCATATGTCGCTGTGTTCCATCATTTTTCCAGGCTCGGTTTGGGTGAATGCTATAGGCTTTATCGCGCATTGAATCTCATTGTGCTTTTTGGCAACCAAAGGCATGGAGAATTTTGAATAAAACCCGTCGATAGACTCTTGCTTAAAGACATTTTTTAAACCATCAATTCTGTCAATACTCCGTTTGAGTTCTCTTGCAAGCACATCCTCTCGGCGTTCTTTTGTGTAATCGGAGTGATTAACATATTTATTATAAATGCGTGCTAAATCTTCCTTTGGGTTGGCACTGAGAACAACCCTTGTCGTGCTGAACTGAAAAATAGATTCTTTCTTGGTCGTGAAATATCTAAAGAATTGAGCAAGTTGTTGGTGCCCTGAAATCTGAGATGCTTGGGCTTTTGCGAATTGCAACTCTCTCTGAATGGTGTCTTTGGCTATAGGGAAAATGCAATCATCGTGAAAGAAGTTTTTGACACGAGAATCGTTACGCTTAGTGATCTGAAAGTCAAAGTAATTTTCTTTTGGTGCACATATGACCACGCCTATGTTCGCGAATTCTTCAGTTTCCGCATAGGGTGCATACCTAACAATGCTGTAAAGGCATGGAGTTGTCATACTATTTCGCTCCAAAATTCGTCACGGTCGCCTTTGTCTAAGGTATCGTAAACAAAAGGTAAAAACTCATCATCAACGATCCACTCATCTGGTATTTCTTCAATAATAGCAGGAAGCTTAACTAAGCTATCAACGACCTTCTGACGATACTCGAGGCGATCTACCAGGTCAAACTCCCACTTGCGATTACCAGGACCGTAAACATGGACCAAAAAATCGTCTGGTCCTGCATTTTCATCAAAGGAGAGATTATGGTCAATTAGATAATACTTATCGTTGCCAACGTCATAAAGGATATTAACGTTCCCACCTTTACTGGTAAGCGTTCTATCTGCATTTATTACCCATCTGTCAAACACATAGATGAGTTTCTGTTGTTCTATAGGTACGATGGCCTCGTTTCTTGACTGAGAGAACGTCAGTGCTACCGCACCTTCAATGTACTGTGACGCAAAGGCGTGACCAGTACAAATGTCACTCTGGAGTTCTGGTGAATACTCAACAAGTTCTTCCGGCACAAATACAATTTTAAAATCAGGTAAAGTAAGGCCGATATCCTGAGCCAGGCAACCAGAAATAAACTCAGCCAAGAGATTTTTAGGAGGCATAGATGGTTTTGATTTCAAAACATATAATTGACCATCATCGCACTTGCAAAGAAATGGTTGTGTAGACCCTTCATTAATGCGACGAATTACTTCAACAACATTGGGAATTGCATCATCGTTGCCTGCTTCGCGCTCCATCACTAGTCCTTGCGTTTTCTAGTTTGCTTTACCGACGCCTTCTAACCTCGTGTCCATTAGGGACAATGCTTGATGGTTCATAAAGGCAAATTATGCTGAATCTCAGCATCAATGTTTTATTCAGCACATCAAAATTCCGATTTTAGAGTCTCAATCCCCCTGCGACCGAATCCGCCCCTTCATATACTTCTCATACAGTTCGTCGAGTTCTTTCAGCCGAATTGCGAAGATGCGGAGCATGTTCTGTTGCTCTTCTTCCGGTAACTGGCGATAGAGCTCAAGCAGGCGCTGTTCGTCGGGTTTAAGTCCGTCTTTCTCTCCGACATCCTCACCAAGCAGCCACGGAACTGATACGCCAGCAGCATCTGCTACAGCGAGCGCTGACTCCTTGCTCATGGCACCTTTCTTGAACCATCCGTTAACGGACTGCGGCGTTATTCCCGCAATCCTAGCCATATCAGACTTTGTCATCCCGCGGCGCGTTAACTCTGTCAGGCGCTCTACAAGAATCGGGTTAAGTAATTTTTTCGCTGTCATGTCAGAAGAATAAGCCTTTTGCTTATAAAATAAAATTCGCCTGGGACTTGATTTAATTTTAAGTCTAAGGCTTAATTTGTTCGTGTATCTTTTGGAGACCATCATGAACGGATTAGAGAAAGCCATCAAAAAAGCAGGTAATGCCAGCAATCTTGCAGCCTTACTGGGTATTAAACCCATGTCGGTAAGCCGCTGGAAGACACGTTACAACGGTGCTGTCCCACCAGGCCGCGTATTACCGATTTTCAAGATAACGGGCATCACACCTCACGAACTGCGCCCTGATATCTACCCAAACCCAACCGATGGCTTACCAAGCCAAGAGGCATCAGCCAAATAACCATAGAGGATATTTACCCATGGAGAACGCAATTGCACGAAAGTTAGACCCACCAGAAATCAACCCGGTTGAGATAGAGAGTGTCCTACTCAACCGGCTTGCATCAGTAGGGCAGAAATCATACGCCGAGCATATGGGCATCAGCGAGTCGACAGTCAGCAGGCGTAAAGCTGAGGGATATTTCTGCAACATGGCGAAAGAGCTGGCTTTTCTTGGGATTCAGGCCGCGCCACCGGAGGCGGTACTGGTATCCAGAAACTATCTCACAGCCGTAGAGATTCTCGCTGATGCCGGGCTAAAGGCTGAACGAGCCAGGCCGGATGCGCTGGGGTGGGACTGAAAATGGCAGCAACCAAAAAGGCGAAAGCCGCGGTGCGCGAACACCAACGGCTTTCTGGTGGAATTAACTGGATCAATTCACAGGAGTAATTATGGCAAACACTGCCGAAGTAATCAATTTTCCTGTGCCTGACGTGGCACCTAAGGAGCCGCGCGTGGCAGATCTCGATGATGGCTATACGCGCCTGGCAAATGAACTTCTGGATGCCGTGATGTGTTCTGGTTTGCCGGAGACTGAGCTGTGCATCCTGATGGCCGTATGGCGCAAAACGTATGGATACAACAAGAAAATGGACTGGATCAGCAACGAGCAGCTAGAGGAGATGATTCAGAAGCATCATACCCATTGCTCGACAGCAAAAAACAGTCTGATCAGGAAGAAGGTACTGATTCAGGAAGGCCGCAGGGTTGGTATGAATATCCATATTTCCGAGTGGCAAACTAAAAATAACGGATTCTGCAAAACATTAGCCAAACCTGCTAAGAAAACCTTAGCGGAAGTTGCTAACGCACCTAAGCAGAAGTTGCTAACCACAAAAGACAAACTAACAAAAGACAATATTAAAAGATCTACGTCCGAGAATTCTGACGAATCCTCTGACGACCGTCTGAAGAGGTTGTTATCCGCTCATCCGGAAGCCGCAATTTACACCCCCAGTGGGGCTAAATGGGCAACCGCTGAAGACCAGCAATGTGCAGAGTGGATTTTCGCTCTTGCCGACAAAGTAAAACCCATCACGAAAAAACCACGCATTGTCGCCTGGGCTAACGACGTGCGACTGATGCGTGAGCTTGACGGGCATACTCATCGCGAAATCTGCGAGATGTTTCTCTGGGCCAGCAAAGATGCATTCTGGTATATCAACATCCGATCGCCGGCAAAGCTCCGCGCCAAGTGGGACACACTAGCCCTTCATCGCGAAGACACAACTCGCAAGCCACGCGCAGATTTCAGCGCAAGAAAATCCGAAACTGGCCCGCACTGGAACAGTGCTGAAGCATGGGAGAAATTTATATGACCCCGGATCTTTATCGTGCAATTCAGAATCGCGACGGCGAAATGCTGGCGCGCATGGCTGGCGATTCTTACGAGGGCCGTAAGGTTGTTAACGCTGATGCTGAAAAGCTGGTGGATATGCTTTTTGAAAACCTCATGCAGGTATTTCCGGCATCCACTCAGACGAACCTCCGTACTGGCGATGATATTCGCGTTGCAAAGCAGCAATGGATCGCCGCCTTCGCAGAGTCAGGCATCACATCCCGTGAACAACTTTCCGCCGGTATGCAAAAAGCCCGCTCCAGCCAGTCTCCGTTCTGGCCGTCGCCAGGTCAGTTTATTTCGTGGTGCCGTGAGGGGAGTGGAGCACTCGGGGTCAGTGTTGACGACATCATGGGCGAATACTGGCGTTGGCGGAAGCTTGTTTTCCGTTATCCGACCAGTGAGCAGTTCCCCTGGAGAGATAAAAATCCGCTGTATTACCACGTCTGCCTGGAACTGCGCCGCCGGGGAATGGAAGGGCAACTCAGTGAAAAAGAACTTATCCGGGCCGCTGGCGACATTCTGCATGAGTGGGAAAAGCGAGTTCTTGCAGGTAAACCCATACCGCCTGTTCGTCGCGCTTTAGCCGCGCCGTCGCGGGATCGCGGTCCAACGCCAGCCGAGATGTTAATGGCGAAATACAAACAACGCAAAGACGCCGGTCTGATTTAACAGGAGCAACCCAATGAGCATTACGGACATTCTAAATACTGGACTCGCCTTAATGGGGTGGCTGTTCATCATGTTCAGGACAGGTCAGTGGTTTATCTCAGTTGCGCTAAGGCAATGGGATAAGCGCAGAAAGCAATCTCGTCGGCAAAAGGCAGTAAACGAATTTTACGATGCGTTTGACCTGTCCAGTATCGAACCTGGTACAACGGTTCGCCTGGCGACTAAAGGCGATCTGACAATCATGATGTTTCGCCAGGAGGCCGCCCAATGAGCAACATCGACAAACAGGCAGTAACAGCAAAAACAAAAGAGCTGGTATCCCTCATGGTTGAGCGATTCAGTATGAATCCTGTCAGCTGCAAATTGCTGAATGAGGCATGGAAAAAAGAATTCCCTGACGAAGTGGCTATCGCTGAGCGAATGCTGGCGCTGCTGGATGAGCTGGAGCATTACAAATCACGTGAAGAGCGAGTTACAAAGCTGGTTCTTGATAACTCGACAAGCTGGGATGCTCTCTACAAGAAGCTGGAAGCCGCAGAGAAGCGCACAGCGGAACTGGAACGCGCCAACGTCGCCCAAGATGACCATATCAACCAGCAGCAGGACCGCATTGAGCAACTGGAGAAAGGTCACCAAGAAGCCGCTAAGCAAATCAATTCCTGGCGTCGACTGGCGAAGCAGAATATCGCTGAGCGTGGAAAGGATATTTCTGAGCTGGAGGCTGCCCGTCAGCGCATAGCAGAACTGGAGTCAAAGTTATCTAACCCCGTTTTGCTGCCAAAAACAAACGGCTACTGGAATGAACAAGAAAAGGCGTATGAAGAGGCTATTACGCTCGCCAAGCGGCGGATTCGTATGGCGGGATTCCGGTGTGAGGGAGATGAATAGATGTCCATTTTCATGGAAGTGCGCTGTGAGGGGCTCGGTGATATTGATGGCTGTTTCTCTAGCCAGAACGCCGGTTCAATAACGTCAGCACGTGAAAGTGTTAAGAGTGTTTCTATAGCGCTGAAATTTCTTAAAGATGATTCGCTTAATAACGGCTGGGTGCTGCATAAAGGCGAGCTCTATTGCCCGGTATGCGCCAAAGCAAAAGCATTGGCCGCCGCTGGCATCAAGGTTAAGGGGGAGTGAGCATGAAAATAGGCGAACATATGGAACCAGTTATTGAGCTGCTTGAAGAATTGAACGGTAACGATACAGACGCGAAGTTAAAACTTCTTGCGCTGGTTATATCTGAATACATGCTTAATGCGGATGTCACCGGTTTTGAAGTTTCTGCCAGGAGAATGAAAGTGGCCGTTGATATCAGCGTTGAGGGCTAACCCATGACCACTATTACCAGAGAATGGCTACAGCAAACCATCGCTGGATTTGAAAACACTCGCGACGATATTCCTTTTGGCCTTGACGATGATGACGCCAAAATTCTTATTGTGCTGAAGCGTGCGCTTGCATCGCTGGAACGCGAACAAGTTCGCCATGAACATGCTGAATGGTCTGATGCCACATTCGGCAATGTTGGCCCCATCGGTCCACTGAAGCACCTCTCAAAAGAGGCGCTGGAAGCCGCTGCCGACCCATCCGATCCGCTTGAATGGGCTGATATGCAGTTCCTGCTATGGGATGCTCAACGACGCATGGGTATTTCTGACGAATTCATTACCAGGGCGATGATAGAAAAGCTGGAGATAAATAAGTCTCGCCAGTGGCCTGAGCCGAAAGACGGCGAGCCGAGGCTACATATCAAAGAACAGCCAGCGCCGGTAGTTCCTCCTGCCATTGAACCTGATTACGAAGTGATTAAGATCATTTTACCAACGGCTAACCCAGATGAATATGCGTGCTGCATTGCTGCTGACATGTGGAACGCCTGCCGCGCCGCCATGCTCAACGGAGGTAAATCGTGAAACACCTATATGCCGGTCCTGTGATCGGCATTAGTGCAAAAACAAAAAATACGAATCAGTGGTTTGTAATCAACATTTCTTAGGTTTGTAGATATGCGAATAATAACCAGGAAGAAACCTGCGTTCACTGACCTGTACCAGACTGGTGTTCTGACGCGTATAGCAGCCGTTAAGACTGACAGTGGCGGCTGGCGCCTGTTTGGAGTGTGGCGTGATCAGGATATCGCTGTATTTGTGGAAGCGGCGCGCGGCGGCATCCGGGAATGGTCCGGTTTAAATTATCTGGCTGAGTTTGTGTTCAGTTGCGGCATTAGTCTCTGGGAGGTTCACAACAAGACGGATCGGAAAACTCCGGCATGAAGTGTTGCGTCATAACCCGCTGCGGCGGGTTAGCCCAACAAGCCTCGCATATGCGGGGCTTGTTGTTGAAGCAGGGCGGGATTGGGTCGATTAAAATCTGAGCGCTACATTCAGAGGGGGCGAAATACTACAGCAATGTTGGGCGTTGTGCATTCCAACCAGGATATGATTTTTGTGCAAAAAGTGCTATTTATTGGCTTTGTGTCCACTTTAATCGACTCACAGGACCAGCCTATCTCCTGAGATCGTGACAATAGTTTACTATTACCTGAGGGGTAACTTCTGCGAAAATGCCGTTAACTTGCAAAGTGGCCATTGAGATTTTCGTCGAACATGCTTCTATCTTCAGACGCAGGCCCATTGCTCAAATATGACGAATGGTATTAAATTGTCCTCAACCACTTAAAGTGATCATAAATTCTTTGGATGTGTTTACATCCTACAATTTGAGAAAGCACTGCCAAACGTGCATGAGGGTGATAATCATGGGTCACGCATTAAAAAAGGCAGATCGCTTGTACATTCCGCCTCGTGACAAATCCATGGTGGCGAAACCTCGTGCAGCGATCAGCAAAGCATGTTCACATACTGGTCAAGTTAAAAACGCCTTTGAGTTTGGGTTTGCTCGTTACGAGAAGGCGATGGAAGAACTTTCAAAGGTCTGAGTAAAAACGGATGGCGATAGAGTATGTTGAAGGAGTCAATTATCTTTCCATTAAAGATATCGTTTACATCAACAGGTCTCTGATCGAGATTCAGACGCCAAATGAACCGATAGGCGTACTGAATCCGAACAACCTCAGTTCTTCCCAGTCCCGGCCAAGCACCATTCGATATTATGAGCAGACAGACGATATGTTTCGTCTGTCTGCTGTTCTAATTGAAAGCCTAATCCAGAATCATCCATTCGCAAACGCAAACAAACGCACCGCTATGATGGCAGGTTACGTATTCCTGTTGCTGAACGGATATGAGCTTACAGCACCTAGTGATGAAGTTGTAACCATCGCAGAGGGTTTGGCTCGTAAAGATTACTCAGTGGATGACCTGGAAAATTGGTTATGCCACTGGTCACGCGAGTATGATTCCAGAACGTTATGCGAAACTGGCGGTAATATGATTCAGGCTCTCGTGGCGACCTCACGTTACATCCGAATCAAATCGAATGAATAACCCGCTACGGCGGGTTTTTTTTCGCTTTCAGCCTTTGCCTAACTGATTTAGTAAATTCCGAATACTAGGAAAAACTCTTCCTATACAATGGCATGGCTTTTGCAAAAAGTGCTATTCACCCCTTGAATATTCTTTCTAACAGGTATACTGTGTTTATATACAGTAGTTAAATGTAGAGGGAATTATGAGAATTGAACTTGTTATCAGCCGGACAAAACAGCTTCCGGAAGGTGCCGTTCCTGCGCTTGAAAAAGAATTAATTACCCGTCTCCAGAATCAGTATGAAAACTGCAACTTAACCATCCGTCGAGGCAGTCAGGATGGTCTGAGTATCGTCGGTGCTGCTGATGGCGATAAAAAACGTATACAGAGCATTCTGCAGGAAACGTGGGAAAGCGCTGACGACTGGTTTTATTAACATTGCGCTTAATGCTGGCGCGCATTTTTCAGAATACCGCAATTTGCGTATCCCTTTGATGCTGCTGCCGACAATTTTTAACCGCGTCTGTACATCGCCTGAAGGGAGAACAAAAATTGAGTAATTCAGCTTTGCAAAAGTCAGAAGATAGCTGGTATGACATTGTAAGAAGATCTGATGGCTGCGTGGTGTTTAGCTTTCCATCATCAGGCAGGCATCTTATCTATCGTGTAAATGGCATGGTATCTATGCGTCCTTTGCTGGATGATGAAGAAGTTTTTACTCCCAACGGTTTTATGCATTTTATTCGCCGTCTCGGCTACCGGGTAACACCACCTTCTGATAATATGAAATCAACGGCCTGAACAACCGTTAACCTTCTGCGCCACGGAGAATACCATGGCGCACGAATTACAACTCATCAAGCAGTCATCTGGAATTCTGATCCCGGCAACGCCGGAGACCAGTGATATTCTGCAATCAAAAATCAAACTCGGCGCCGTGCTGGTGGCTGAGTTCCGTCAGGTGAGGAATCCTGCATTCCATCGCCGCTTTTTCGCGTTGCTTAATCTTGGGTTTGAATACTGGGAACCCACCGGCGGCGCCATTTCTGCCAATGAGCGCAAACTGGTAAACGGTTATGCAAAGTTTCTCGCTGCATATAGCGGGAATGAAAGCGCATTACTGGATGCGGCTGAACAGTATCTGGAACAGATTGCAAACCGCCGGGTAACAAACGGGATTAGCCTGTGTAAATCATTCGATGCCTACCGCGCATGGGTGACGGTTGAGGCTGGTCACTATGACGCCATCCAGCTACCGGACGGCACCCTTCGCAAACATCCCCGCAGCATCGCTTTTTCCAGTATGGATGAGGTCGAATTTCAGCAGTTGTATAAATCCGCACTTGATGTTCTCTGGCGGTGGATTTTGTCCCGCACATTCCGTACCCAGCGCGAGGCCGAGAACGCCGCCGCCCAGCTAATGAGCTTTGCGGGGTGATGGAGATGAAATACTCCTGGTTCCATCATCATGACTGTACAACCGGGCAGGCCGACGATCTGGTGGCCCGGTATCGGGCGCGCGGTGTCAAAACTGAGCGTAGCCTCAATCCGGATTATACCACCTGGACAGTTAGCGCGTTTCTCCCTACCTCCAGCAAACCGCCACGTATTGATAACCGCTGGCGTAACCGGGTCTGGGGGTGAACATGGCTAAATTACCGCGCCGTAAGTGCGCAAACAAAGAATGCCGCCAGTGGTTTCACCCGATACGCGAGGGGCAGATCGTTTGCTCGTACCAGTGCGCCAGCGCCGTCGGCAAAGAACAGACCAGAAAAGCTCGCGAAGCCGCGCAACGTAAGGCGCAATCCCTTCAGCGCGCCGCTGAGAAAAAAGAACGCGCCGCCTGGCGCCAGCGGAAAGCCGCGGTTAAGCCGCTGAAGCACTGGATTGACTTGACGCAGCGCGCCGTAAATGACATTTGCCGCGAAACCGAACTGGCAGAAGGACTCGGTTGCATCTCCTGTGGAACGAAGACGGCGTTCGCATGGCATGCAGGCCATTACAGGACTACGGCCGCCGCCGGGCATCTGCGCTTCACTCGCTTCAACATCCATCTTCAGTGTGATGTCTGCAACGTCTACAAATCAGGGAACATCGAAGCATATCGTACCGCGCTGGTTGAGCGTTACGGTGAGGCGGCGGTGCTGGCACTCGAGAACAATAACACCCCGCACCGCTGGACGGTCGAGGAGCTGAAGGAAATCAGGCTCGCGGCACTGGCGGATCTGCGTGCGCTAAAAAAGCTGGAGGCAGCATGAAACCAGAACTGATCGAGATACTCCGCATGCGCTGGCAACGCCTCCGTATTTACCGCTGTCCGGGTTCGGTGCTGGTGGACTACCGCATCCTGCGCAATTTTGTTCGTATTTATCAGTTCACAGGATTTACTCAATGAACACTCTATACCTCCAGTATGTACGTGAACAGCTAATGGTAGCGACAGCCGATTTAAGCGGGGAGACTAAAGGACAGCTTTTGGCCTGGCTGGAGAACGCGCAATTCGACACGAAAAACTATCCCCGAAAAAAACAGCGTATCTGGGACGAGGAGACAGAAAGCTGGATAACGTTAAATAACCCGCCAATCCCCGGCAAGCAGTCGCTGGCGAAAGGAAGTGCTATCCCGCTGGTAAAGCCTGTGGAATATTCCACTGCCTCATGGCGCCGGGCGGTTCTTTCACTCGATGAACACTACAAGGCGTGGTTGTTGTGGAATTACAGTGAGAATACCTGCTGGGAACACCAGGTCGAAATAACACGTTGGGCGTGGGAGCAATTCAGCCAGCAACTGGAGGGTAAGCGGGTAGCTAAAAAGACTATTGACCGCCTGCGCCAGCTTATCTGGCTTGCAGCGCAGGATGTGAAATCGGAATTAGCTGGCCGTGATGTCTATCAGTATGGTGATCTCGCTGCACTGGTGGGCGTTAACAAAACAAACTGGTCTCAAAATTACGTGGAGCATTACGAGGCAATGACCAGACTGTATAAGAGATTAGACTCCCAGGCGCTACATCACGTTGTACAATCACGTTCACAGCAAAAAGCAGCAAATTATCAGCAATGTATTGCATAAATGAACTAATTAGCATATATTTTATGTAAATCTGATATCGTCGCCATAGCTTCAATTGTCGACCAAACAAAGCCAAGCCTCGCCATCGTGCGGGGCTTTTCTGTTTGTGCCGTCCGGAATAATCCCTCTGAGTTTTGTCGTTAATCCACCGGGCGGCCTTCCTACTTCACACTGCATCATCCGAACTATCGGAGATGAGGCTTATGAAAATGCACAACGATCCCCATTCCTGGCAGGGCTGGCTGGAGCTGTTCCAGAGCTGGTGGCGAGGAGATACGCCGCTGGGCGCTGTTCTGATGTCGTTATTTATGGCTGGCCTGCGCATTGCCTATTTTGGCGGTAGTGGTGGCTGGAAGAAAAAGACACTCGAAATTCTGCTTTGCGGCGCCCTGACGTTGACCTTCTCATCTGCGCTGGAATATTTCGGCTGGCCCAAATCCCTGTCTGTTGCGATAGGTGGCGGTGTCGGCCTTATCGGCGTGGATGCGATCCGCGGCTTTGCAATGAAGTTTATTGGGGGGCGATTAGGAGGTTCTGACAATGAGAATCAGTGAAAGAGGTGTTTCCCTGATTAAAGAGTTTGAAGGCTGTAGCCTGACAGCTTATCCGGACCCGGGAACGGGGGGAGAGCCCTGGACGATTGGTTATGGCTGGACCCACTCTGTTGACGGTAAGCCAGTTAAGCCCGGAATGATGATTGACGAGGCTACTGCCGAGCGCTTGCTTAAAACTGGTTTAGTCGGTTATGAAAATGATGTGTCCAGACTGGTTAAGGTCAAGTTGACGCAAGGCCAGTTTGATGCGCTGGTGTCGTTCGCGTATAACCTCGGCGCCCGGACATTATCCACATCAACTCTGCTGCGGAAGCTAAACGCTGGTGATTACGCTGGCGCCGCTGATGAGTTCCTGCGCTGGAATAAGGCTGGTAGCAAGGTACTGAACGGGCTTACCCGTCGGCGTGAGGCGGAGCGTGCTCTGTTCCTGTCATGACGTTCAACTGCAAAACGATGTTTGTTGGCCTGTTGCTTGTCTCACTAATTGTTGCCGGTCGGCTGGCAAATCACTACCGAAATAACGCCATCACCTACAAAGAGCAGCGCGATACCGTTACTCATAGGCTGACGCTGGCGAACGCGACAATTACCGACATGACAACCCGGCAGCGCGATGTTGCTGCTCTGGATGCTAAATACACGAAGGAGTTAGCTGATGCGAAAGCTGAAAATGATGCTCTTCGGCGCAAGCTTGATAATGGTGGTCGGGTGCTCGTCAAAGGAAAATGCCCTGTGTCATCCTCAGCCGAAACCTCCAGCGCCTCCGGCATGGGCAATGATGCCACCGTCGAACTCTCTCCAGTTGCTGGACGAAACGTTCTCGGTATCCGGGACGGAATCATCAGTGACCAAACAGCATTGAGAACGCTTCAGGAGTACATCAGGACGCAATGCCTGAAATAATTTCCATCACATAGAAATTTGACAAGTGACTTTCATGAAAATGCCTCGCGATGCGGGGCGTTTTTGTATCGGTATTTCACCGCGCACCGCAGCGCACAATAACCACCGAACCTGACCTTTTGGAATGGGCCTTTGAGGATACCAGTTAGTGCTGGCGAGCCTCGGTGGGCTGGTTTCCTGTGCGGCAAAGGTTCATTTCAAAATAAGGAAAACGTAATGAAGTATCCAACTGTCATTGTCAATGGTGTGTCCGTTCGTGTTGATGAGGACGGACGCTACAACTTAAACGATCTCCATGCAGCAGCAGTTGCAAACGGAGAGGCTACAGAGTCTCAACGCCCCAGTAATTTTCTGAGGAGTGCGCAGATTAAACGGTTCATTTCAGCACTAAAAGCCAAAGCTCAAAAAAGAGCTTTGGAAGAAATTCAACCACTTAAAGTAATAAAGGGTGGGGTTGATTCTGGTGTGTGGGGTGTTGAACTACTGGCAATCAGATATGCAGCATGGATTAAGCCGGAATTTGAAATCGAAGTTTATGAAGTTTTCAAAACGGTTGTCCGTCTCGGCGTTGGTGCCATGTCTCGCCTGAACAAAATTGACCACATCATCAACACGGAAACCAAAGCGATAAGCCAGTGCGCAAGCCAGATGGCTAAGTGGGGCGTTGGTGGGCGGAAAAGATTGCTTCACGTTGCTCGTGAGCGAGTAGTGAATGAAGTGCAAATGTATTTACCCGGCATGGTGTGATTACAGTCGGTTAATCCAGTTAGTGCATTACAGCAGGCATTCCCTGAGTGTCTGCGATAATGACAAACAGGCAGGTGATCAGATATGGCAAAACCGGACTGGGGAGCACTGCAACACCAGTTCCTCGCCGAGCATGCTAAATCCGGTATTTCCCCCAAAGACTGGTGTGAAGCGCAGGGACTGAATTACGCCAGCGCAAAGCGTTATATCAAGATTGCGAATAGTGCTGCGAATTCGCAAAAAAAAACTGCGAATCAAACTGCGAATTCGCAGAAAGGAAAAATGCGTAACTCCGCTCAGGAGAAGGCTTGCAAGGGAAAGGATAAAACTGCGAATAAAAGCGAAAACTCCACAAATTCTCCAGAAACGAAACCGATACGCGGTTCCAGGCGGTCACCGCCAACAAACCCATTCAAACCCGGAAACCAGCAAGCCCTTAAACATGGGGGATATGGGCGCCGCATGCTTCTATCTGACGCCATTACAGAGGATGCACAAGCGCTCACACTGGATGATGAGCTTTTCTGGCTACGTGCTGCGAACTTGACTGCGGCGGAGAACATCGGTCGCTGGCAGGCAGAGTTAGAACTCGCTAATGACGAGGCAGCAAAAGACCTTCATGAACTTATTTCCTCCGCGGAGAAAGCTATGCACCGCAATACTGCGCGTATTGAGTCGCTGGAATACACCAAAGGATCAATAGCGAAACTTCAAGTTGATGCCGCGTACCGGGAAGCAGCCACTGAAAAAGTTGAACTGGAAATCGATGTGATGAAAGACGGTGATAAAGACAACGCGATTGTCGTTCATAACTCGCTGCCAATACCGGGAAGATGATATGGCCGATATTTACCTTCCTACGCTGCATGACGGGCAATTAAAGGTCTGGTCTGATTCCTGGGAAGGTCAGTTGCATGCGGTCCGGTGTGGTCGTCGCTGGGGCAAAACCTTCATGCTTTCCAGCGCCGCGGTGACCTACGCCACAGCGCCATTCAAACGACCTGGTATGGATATTGAACTTGGCGGCAGGGTGGGGATTTTTACTGCTGAATATCGTCAGTATCAGGAGATCTACGACAAGCTCGAAGAAATCCTGCTGCCTCTGAAAAAAAGCTTCAGCCGCCAGGAGAAGCGACTGCTGCTGAAGAACGGCGGGAAGATCGACTTCTGGGTCACCAACGACAACAAACTGGCTGGCCGTGGTCGTGAATACGAAATCATCCTGATAGACGAGGCGGCGTTTACCAAGTCGCCTGAGATGCTGAGGGAGATATGGCCCAAGTCGATTAAGCCAACACTGCTGACGACAAAAGGCCGGGCCTACGTATTTTCAACACCGGACGGTGTGGACGAAGAGAACTTCTTTTATGCCATCTGCCACGACAAGAACCTTGGCTTTATAGAGCACCACGCGCCGACGTCTTCCAATCCGTTCGTTCCGCCTGAAGAACTGGAAAAAGAAGAGGCGAACAACGACCCACGAGTGTTCCGCCAGGAGTTTCTGGCCGAGTTCGTCGACTGGTCAGCCGCTTCGCTGTTCGACGTCCGGAAATGGTTTGAGAGTGAGAATCAGGATCAGCCTGTCGATTACCCTGAAATGTGCCAGGCCGTCTTTGCTGTCATGGATACTGCCGTTAAAGGTGGTTCTGAGCATGACGGCACGGCGGTGGTGTATTACGCCGTCGACACCCGGCCCGGCATTCAGCGCCTCACCATTCTGGACTGGGATGTGGTGCAGATTGACGGCGCACTGCTGGAAACGTGGATGCCGTCGGTATTCGACCGGCTCAACGAGCTTTCCGGCCAGTGCGTTGCCATCAACGGCAGCCTCGGCGTTTTTATCGAAGACGCCAGTATGGGCAGCATCCTCCTGCAGAAAGGCGAAAGCCTGGGATGGCCAGTCAACAAAATTGAGTCCGCCCTGACCAGCAAAGGAAAGGACGAGCGCGCCATTATGGCCTCCGGTTATCACTACCGCGGGCTGGCGAAAATATCCCGATACGCCTTCGAGAAGACAGCCGTCTTCAAGGGCGAGACAGCAAACCATCTGCACAAGCAGGTTTCCCGATTCCACCTTGCCGACAAGAACGCGCATAAACGCGCCGATGACTTGCTCGATGATTATACCTACGGGCTGATCATCGCCTTCGGCAGCGGCGACGCAATCTGACGAGAGGACCAATGAACGAAGACGATTTCGAAATCGGCAGCTGCTCTCACTCAGAGTTGATGGCATTGCTGGACAGCGACGACATCCAGCCAGGGTCAATGGCTGGCTATCAGACCTGCAAAACGGTTTACCTCTACCACCCGCTGGGCGGAAAGATGGTGGATCGCCCGATTAAAATGGCGATGAATGAGCCGCGCACCGTCCATGTTGCCCAGTCCTATGGCCTTGAGCAGCGCCTGCGTGACGCGTTCGAGCGAGAATGGAAAGCGATGGGTGCTAACCAGCACATCGCCAACACCGCGCGGATCGCCCGAATTTACGGCGTATCTGCGATTGCAATGCTGGTGGATAACCAGGAGCCGAATGAATCGCTGGATTACCGCACGCTGTACAAGCACAACGTCAGCTTTAACATTCTCGACCCGCTGAACACCGCGGGCAGCATCGTGCTGAATCAGGACCCAAATGCCCAGGACTTCCAGAAAGTCGACGGTATCCGGGTGGCGGGCAAGCCGTATCACAAATCGCGCTGCGTTGTCATGCAGAACGAGGATCCGATTTACCTCGCATACAACCCTGCGGCGTTCGGCTTCACCGGCCGCAGCGTATACCAGAGAGCGCTCTATCCATTGAAATCCTTCATCCAGACCATGCGCACCGACGACATGGTTGCGGTGAAAGGTGGCTTGCTGGTGACGAAAATTAAGGGGCCAAGCTCCGTCGTCAACAACATGATGCAGAAGCTCAGCGGCATTAAGCGCATGATGCTTAAGCGCGGGAAGACGGGAGAGGTCCTGCAGATCGGCGAGAGCGACAACATCGAGTCAATCGACCTGAGCAATCTGGAAAAACCTCTCGACTCTGCGCGTAAGCACATCCTGGAGAACGTGGCCGCCGCCGCCGACATGCCGGCGATCATCCTCAACTCTGAGACGTTCGCCCAGGGCTTCGGTGAAGGCACTGAAGATGCCCGCGCCGTGGCAGTGTACATCGACAACATCCGCGAGTGGCTGGACTCGCTTTACGCGTTCTTCATCCGCGTGTGCCAGTACCGTGCCTGGAGCATAGAGTTCTTCCAGTCGTTACGCGCCGACTTCCCGGAGCTGAAAAACACCTACAGCGTGTATTTCGCGAGCTGGATAAACAACTTCGAGTACCGCTGGCCATCCTCTCTGAAAGAGCCGGAAAGCGAGAAGGTGAAGGTCGATGAGACGCGATTCAAGGCGATAGTAAGCATGCTGGAAGTGGTGCTGCCGCAGCTCACAGCGGACCCGGAGAACCGCGCGACACTTATCGAGTGGGCGTGCGAAAACGCCAACGCCAACGAGAACCTCTTCCCGCAGCGGCTTAACCTCGATTACGACTCGCTGAAAGACAACCCACCGCCGGAGCCGCCAAAAGCTGAAGAGCCGGGCGGCGGGATGATGCTATGAACACTTTCACCCGAACAGTGAGAGATGCGGTGAAGTTCTTTCTCCGCAACGGCTATTCGTCCCGGGAAGAGCTGGAACGCTGGCAGGCAATTATCCGCCAGGCCGCCGAAAGCGAAACCGCCGATGACTACATGGCGATGGTCACCCGCAATCTGACGAAAGCATACGACCTGCAGGTGGGGCGTGCTGGCGCGCTGAAGCGCCACCAGGGCATATCCCGGTTTACGCTCAACTACCTTGAGCCACAGCTGAGGACAGAGCTCGACAGGAGGATCCTCGCCAGCGCCGACCTTATCAAGCTCAACCGCAAAAAAGCCATCGACACCACGTTATCGCGGTTTAGCGGCTGGGCCAGCAGTATCCCTTCGGCAGATACGATTGCTTTGACTGGCATTCAGGGAACGATGAGGGAAACAGCGGCGCATATCCAGAAAACTGCTGAACAAATGGACTATGAAGCGCGGCGGGTGATGATAGACCAGAACCGCAAGCTGATCGCCAATATCGACAATGTGATTGCGACCAGTAATAACGCGATTGCAGCGATTTGGCACAGCCACTGGCGCCGACCGGGTTACAACTATCGCGAAGACCACAAAGAACGCGACCAGCTTTATTACCTCATTCGTGGTAACTGGGCACAAAAAAACGGGTACGTCAAAGTCGGTCCTGCCGGGTATCTCGATGGGATTACCCAGCCGGGTGAAGAGGCCTTCTGCGATTGCTATGTGACCTACATCTACAACCTCCGCAGTATTCCTGAATATATGCTTACTCAGAAGGGGAGCAAATTCATGGAGTCAATGAAAGCAGCATAGGAGCATTAAAACGTGGCTATTTTTGGCAGCGGGATAATGTTTCGTCAGGGTGATTTCGTCTTCCTGATCCAGCGCTCAGATGATGGTACGTGGTGTCAGCCCGGTGGCAAGGTCGAACCGGGTGAACTGGCTATTGATGCTGCGCGCCGCGAAGTGCTGGAAGAGGTGGGTTGTCAGTACGATGGCCCGCTAACCCCGCACAGCGTTTACGGCGATTATCTGACGTTTCGCGCCGAAGTGCCGGAAAAGTTCGAGGCGAAGCTCAACGATGAATCGCTGGCCGCCGGGTGGTTCCACATTGAAGACCTGCCAACGCCACTCCATCAGCCATTCGCTGAGATGCTGGCGCAGCAGGCACTCAATGAAACGGAAGTCGCCGCACTCATCGCTGACGGGACATTAAGCAGCCCGCAATACTTTATCAACATGTGGATGTTCGCCATCCGGGTGACCGGAACAGGGGTTACCTGGCGCTCTGCAGATCAACAGATGACCTTCCGTAACCCGGATGACTATCTCACCCCCGAATTTCTCCAGCGGGTTGCCGGGTTACCTCTAATCTGGCTGCACCCCGAGAAAAATACGCTTGATAGTGATGAGTTTGCAAAACGCGTTATCGGCACCCTGACCAACAGTTGGGTTGCTGATAATGGTGAGGTGTGGGCCATTGCGCGCGTATACGACGCCGAGGCTGCCGAAATTATGGCGACCAGGCAATTAAGCACCTCTCCAACTGTGAAGTTTGTTGAGGTACCTAAATCAATCATTGTCGACGGTCAGCCTCTGCTGGTGGAGCCATCCCCCGAGCTGCTCGACCACGTTGCAATTTGTGAACAGGGCGTATGGGACAAGCTCCTTGCCCCTACTGGTGTTAAATCTGATTCCATTCCAAATGAGGCTGAAATAATGGACGAGGAAAAAATCGTTGCGCTGATTAATAAAGCGATCGATGCACGTATGGCTAAAGCTGATTCAGAAGCTGCAGATCTGAAAGCCAAAGCCGATGCTGAAGAGGCTGCCAAGAAGGAAAAGGCTGACGCGGAGGCCAAAGAGGCAGAAGAAGCGAAAGCCAAGGCAGACGAGGAAGCAAAAGCTGCTAAGGCAAAAGCCGATGAAGGTGAGCTGAAAAAACTCGAGCATGAAGCAAAGGGAGAAGATGACCGTCTGGAGCGTGAACGTAAAGAACGTGATCGCGAAAAAGCAGACTCTCAACTGCGACAGGAAATTGCAGAGCTTCGTTCGCGCATTCCTACGGAACTGAGCGATGAAGAGCGCAACGAAGTCGCCGACGCACAGGTGAAGGCTGACAGCGTTTTCTCATGCTTTGGCAAACGCGCTCCTGTGCCGTTGTCCGGTGAAAAGCCGCTGGCATACCGCCGCCGCCTGATGATCCAGCTTCAGGAACATTCGCCTGACTTCAAGTCTGTCGACCTGTCCTCTATCGCTGATTCCGCGCTGCTGAATGTGGCGGAAAAACAGATCTACGCGGATGCGCAGAAATCAGCAAGTCTGTCGGTTGGTCCTGGCATGCTGCGTGAAATTAAGCGAGCTGATGCTACTGGTCGCCAGATTAGCACCTTTGAAGGCGATCCTGCTGCCACCTGGGCACCGTTCCAGTCTGGTAAACGTCAGGTCACCAGTTTTAACAACCAGGCTTAACGGGAGCGCTGAAGCATGTCTTATTTATCTCTTAACCCGATGGCAACCACGAATGCGCTGGGGTCCTTCGGTGTACAGTCTGACGGTTATGTTCAAGGTATTGCACTGGACGACCCGGCAAACCGTTTCAATCTTTCATCCGGTACGGTAGCGGCTACTGAAACCAAACCTCTTTGGGGTGGTGTTCCTGTTGCAGAACTTTTACCAGGCAATCAGTCCAGCCCTCGTGGATCGACGATTCGTCGTGCCGCCAGTGTGGCTGAACTGGAAGGATTTACCGTTTTCAATCAGGCGCACAATGGCCTGACCACGCCACAGTCGCCGGTTCCGCTATACGCATCCGGTATGAGTGTGTCGTTTTACCGTCTGGGGTCAAACATGCGTGTTCCGCTGAAAGCGTCTGCTCAGGTGGTCGCGCTGGCTACTTCCGGCGCGTCGGTGAAAACGGCGCTGGCGTGGGACTTCGTCAACAACCAGATCACCACTGCCGCCGCAGCGGGTTTTGCTGGCGCTGACATTGCCACTACCGCCGTGGCCTATGCGTCTGGCGTGGCTACAGCCACCACTGCTTCAGCGCATGGACTGACGGCTGGCCAGTACGTAAAAATCAGCGGCGTTGCTCCATCGGCGTACAACGGCACCGTTGTTGTGTTGTCTGTACCGAGTGCAACCACCTTTACTTACACCCCGGCGACAGCACCAGGCGGTGCAGCGACCACGCAGGGCACCATCGGTGCGGTAACGCTTTCCGACATCACACTGCCAGTGAAAGTGCTCGCCGTCGAAACAGGTAACTCCAAAACTGTCACCTATGACAGCTCAACCGGTTTCCTGACCTGGAATAACAACGACAGCTGCGCGCTGGTCTTACTTTAATCGGGAGCTGAATTAAATGGCTGCAATTACCCCCAGCTACACTATCGTCAATCCGTCGTATATCGCGCCGGAAATGATCCTCGGTTACCAGCAGGCGTCAAGTGCGTTTGAAACTATCGCCAGCGGTAATCCTCAGGTCCGACTTGGCGTTGGCGACCAGTACGCCTACATGCGCCGCCTGGATATTCGCACCCAGGTAACCTCGAGCCAGTCTGCTAACGCCAACCAGTTGCCGTGCGTGGCACTTGATGCCCGGATGATTTCCACCCCAACTTACCTGTTCCGCTGCCGTGGTATCTACGATCACCACGACATGGCTGCAGCCGGTAACTGGAATTTTGCTCTGCCGGAAGCTCAGCGTCTCGGCATGCGGCAGGGTATTTTCCAGCAACTTCGTTCTGCTCTGTTGTACGGCATGAACCCGGCTGGTGGTGAAGGACTGTTGAATACTGCTGGCGCAACAACCGAAACACTGCCGGCAGACAGCGCCGGAAATACCACTGTGCTGACTTACGATCATGGTCAAATGGCCGTTTACCTGCTTGGTCACGTCCAGGCGGCAATGACCCGCACCATGCAGTTAGGTCGCCAGTTGCGCGTCGTTATTCTCGGTCCTCAGCGCGTTCTGGGTGCGATGGAGATTCAGCAGATTGTCCAGTTGACCTCATATCAGCGTCCTGGTGGCGGTACCGATACCGTTGGCGGCACCGTGAAAGAGGTCCTGAAAGGGGTAAATGTTCAGGTGGACTGGGTTTATGACGACACGCTGATCGGAAAAGGTGCGGGCGGAACAGACGCGGTGGTAATCACCATCCCTGAAGTTGAAGTGCCGATGGTCAATCCCACAGTGAACACCAACGAATTCGCCAAACTGACTCCGTCTCTTGCCGCGAATGCGCTGATGTTCTGTGATATGGCTGCCCCGCGTGAAATTCCGACACCGATCGCGGGTGGCGCCATTGATGTTCTGTCAGAAATGCGTTCAACCGCAGGCTGGGCAGTTCGTCCGGAAGCCATCACCATCCTGTCTATGGCGTACAGCGCCTGATCCATTGTTTGAAATGAACTGGCCCCCACAGGGATATCTCTGCGGGGGCTTTTTTACGAGGGTAACTAATGAAACTGTATATCGCCAACACCACTAAACAGCGTCATATCTTCACCTATCGCAAGCTGGAGACAGGGAGACTTGTTCAGTTCCCTATTGAGCACGGCGCACAAATGATGGTTCTTGATGGCTCCACCGAAGAGGTTGACGCGGTTATTCAGCACCACCGTGTTTATGGCTTGGTTGATTCTACAAAAATTGATCAGAGCAAAGATTTTGTCGGTCTTTGCTACAGCATTAACAAGCCTGTTTCGGCAGCGGTAATCGAGAAAACTATTCGCGACAACGATGTTCATTTGACACGTAACGCTCACAACCTCCGCCAGGCATCAATTATTGCTCACGATAACACGCTGCGAGATAGCGGTACGGGTTACGACGGTGATATGGAATTCAGCGTTGAGCAGGCCAGAGGCCGTGATGAAAGCGACGAAATTCAGGTCGTTAACGAGACGATTGTTACTCCGAAAGCCGGGAATAAGAAAAAATGAGCGTAAATCTGGCTGCATTCATCATATTCGTTCGCACAGATATGGGCGTAACCGCCAGCCAGGTTCCTTATGACTCTCCGTCCTTTGTTGTTGCGTATAACGCGGCCGTGGAATGGGTGAACCGGGATATTGAACTGGTTATGCCCAGCCTGTATGAGGTTGCCGTTTACAATCTTGGCGCATCGTTTCTGGTCAACTACGGTACTGAGTCGGTATTTGCTGAATTCAGGAAAGAGTATGGGCTGAATGATTTCAAGGCTGGCGTGATAACGGGGGCCGGGGATAACTCAACCAGCGCGCAGCGTCTGGTGCCTGACTTTTTCAAAGATTTGTCTCTGGCCGATCTGCAGATGTTGCAGGACCCTTGGGGACGCCGCTATCTGATGATTGCCCAGCAGTTCGGTAGCCTGTGGGGGCTGTCATGATCACCTTTCATCTTGGCGTTATCGACATTCCCTACGAGGATGAAAACACCACGACCGGGGATGTTGCTGAGTACCTGGAAGAAAAATACCAGATTATGCAGACCTTTTTTGACAGGTACGGAAACGACATCGCCGACCTGATGAGTAAAGACCTCGCCGCAAATCTTGAAAATATGCTGGCTGGCGCGCCGCCGTTAAGGGATCCGCTTGCGGAATCCATGTCACGCGTTCACGACCTGTTTGTGGCCTTTCTGGATAACGAAGAGATGAACGGCATGTCAGGTGTACCAACCCGACGCGCGCTGCTGGGTATATCTAAACGCTTCAAAAATAAGAAGGGCGATCCGCGGGCATCCTTTATCGATACAGGAAACTATCAGGCGGCAATGCGCGCCTGGGTAAGCGGGGTATTAAATGCCTTCCCTGAGTGAACTACAGCAGAATGCAAAAACAGAGCTTAACGCGGCTCTGACGCAGGGGCTTGACGACCTCAGTCGCTTTCAGGTGGTTACGTTTACGAAGTATATCCGGAAGGTTCTTCCGCTTGATGGATTCGTGTTCTGGGTTAAAGCCTCAGTCCTGTCTGATAACCCGGGCAACGAACCCGACACGGTAAACGTCAAAGGCTACCTTCATCTGACGACAGAAACCATCCAGGACGATGAACAACTCTACGACCGCAACGTCGTTACGTTTACTGCGCAGGCCGATATAGACCCATTCAACGATATTGGGTCGGACGTCCTGTACATCGGCGAGTTCTTTGGCATTCAGTTTTCTTTCTCCCGTCGAACCGGGCTGAACGAACCGGCCAATCTTTATCACTACACAGGGGAGGCGATCTATCCGCATATGCGGTCGCAGATTATCAACTCTGCGGATGATATCGACCTGAGTGACGTTGTGGTTTCCAGTTCGTTGCCTGTATGGCTTGGGCTGAGTCAGTTTATGCCAATGTTTCCGGCGATGCTTTCCACGCAGAACCTGTCGCCTCCCTTCGCGACAATACGGTGCAGCAATGTCTCTCCGATCGCCGGGGCGTTTTATATCGATGAACGCGACAACCAGTACCAGCTGGTTTCCGAGGATGTGACGATTTCGATTACAGGCCTCAGGAATGCCGTGGTTGAGGACTTTCTGCGATATGTTCAGCAGTACACCCTGCGCGATGATGCAGAAATGGGCGTAATGAACATCCCCGTTGTGCAGGATGAGCGCGTTACGCAGAACGAACTGAACGTTATCGCCATGCGCAAGACCATCAAATTCAAAGTCAATTATTACCAGCAGCGGATGCGCAACGTAGCCCGCGGGCTGATCCTGTCTGCAATTCCGTCCATTTATCCGGAGAAATAATTAAATGGCAATTGTTAACATTAACGTATCGGTGACCAATCCGCCGAAGCCCTCGCAGCTGCTTAAATCCGGCGCGATGATTTCCATGGGCGGGACGACTCTGGCGGCAGGCGAATATCAGTTGCTTACGTCAAAAGACGATCTGAAAGCTATCACCGCCCCGGGAAAAACGATATCAACCATTGTATGGGCGGCCAATCTGGTCACTGTCACCCTCGCATCTCCTCATGGCTGGACGAATGGCAGCACCGTGCCTGTTGTGATTTCTGGCGTGGCACCAGCGGCATACAACCGCTCTGCTGAGGCGACGGTTACCAGCGCGACGGAATTTACTTATTCGCTGAGTAGCGACCCGGGGGCAGCAACCACCATGGGCGTTGTTAAGACGGTTGTTGCTGGTGAAATTATCCAGATGAACACCACGTACTGGGAGCAGGGGAAAGGCCGCGCGGTCTATGTGCTGGAACTTGGTGACATTACCATCCCGGCGGCCGTGGCAGCTTTGAGCGATTTTATCGACAAGGATATTTCCCTCGGCAACACGTATCAGAAATTCCTCTCATATCTGGTACCCCGTGAGTGGGAGTCTGATGCAACTTTCAAAACGCTCACGGGTCAGTACACATCTCCCGGATCGCTGGTTTATTTCTTTGTCACAAGCACGATTGCCACCTATCAGTCCTGGGTGGCAACAAAGAATAAAACCGTATTTGCGGGGGTCGAAGCTCCGAATATTCCAGCCACTGAATTTTCGATGGCGGCAGCGTTCCAGTCCTCGCTGTCAAATGACCCCGGTTCGTCGAACATGGTACCGCCGATGGCGTTCCGCTTCATGTATGGGGTGACTGAATACCCGGTTGAGAACAACGGTACGTTGCTGAAAACGCTCCAGGAAAACCACGTCAACTACATCGGGTCATCTGCAGAAGGCGGCCTGAGTAACAAGATGCTGGTAGCCGGCCACATGCTTGACGGCAATCCGTTTAACTACTGGTATGCAGTAGCATGGGCCGCTATTAACCTTGAACTGGACCTGGCTAACGAAGTGATCAACGGGTCTAACACCACAACCAACCCGCTGTATTACGACCAGAACGGTATTGATCGCCTGCAAAACCGCGCACTGAAAACACTGCGTAATGGAATTAGCTATGGTCTGATTCTGGGCCGTGTTATCGGTACAAAACTTATTCAGAGCGATTTCAACACTGAATACGAAAAAGGTTCTTATGCGGGGAATGCTGTTATCAACGCGGTGCCTTTTGCTAACTATTCCAGCCTGAATCCTTCGGATTACCAGGAGGGTAAGTACAACGGGCTAAGTGCTGTTATCACGCCGCGCCGTGGCTTCGAGTCCATCACGTTTAACCTGAACGTTACCAATTTTGTAGGGGCATAACATGGCAAACCCATTAGTACCACAGGGATTCCTCAACCGCGTCCGTGGCGCGGTTTCCATCACTGATGTTCCGGCTCTGAATGTCACCGCATCTTATCTTGGTAAAGACGGGATCAGCATGCGCCCTGACGGTCCCGCCACGGACATTCTGCCGACCATGACCGGCACTGTTGGCAGTCAGGTACCGTATCAGCAGGTTACCTTAACCGTCCACATGCTGCGCACTCAGGGGCTCGCCGCAAGCTATCAGCAGCGCTTTACGACGGACACAGCGCTTGGCGAGGTGGTGGTTACCCCGGACGCAACCACATTTGGCAACTTCACCCTGCTTAACTGCTATCTGGTCAACTTTAACGAAATGCCATTTAACGGCATGGATGCCGGGTACGTGGTAACCATCAGCGGCTACCTCATTACTAACGACAACATGTGGATCTGACCGTGAAAATCGATAAAAAACTTAATCTGGTCTGTTCGATCAGCCGTGATGACGGTTCTCTCATTTATGTTCACACCTCACCTTTCCCTTATGAGGTGGTGGAAGAGCATTGCCTGATGCTCGGTAGTCTGTTTACCAGCTTCATCGCTCAGGTTGGTGGGCTTGGTGCGGCCCGGGTAGCTGCAATGATGCTCCGGAAGAAAATTAAAAAGGAGCAGGAGGTAACCGGGCAGGGTGGCCCAAACATTGTTGATGAAATCCAGCGTCAGACAACGGTCATTTTTAATGACAACGGTCAGTGGAAATCTGTGCCGTTAGATTCTGCGATGAAACAGGGCATTATTTCTGCTGACGAGTTTCGTGAGGTGGAAGGCGAAATCGTTTTTTTTATGGTTTCCTCTGCCATTCAGAAACCGGAACTCATCAAACCGACGGTGGGGAGCGTGATCGGTATGTTCGGTGGTCAGTTAACCTTATCGACCGCTATGGAGTGGCGAGGTTCTTTACTGACGTCGAAAACGGATACCGATACCCCGAACCAGACTGCCCCGCAGGAAACGTCGTTTATACCCTCCTAGACTGGGCCTCTAACGAGGGGTTCAGGCACGTAGTCAGGGAAATAGCTGGCGAGGAATACGCCAGCCCATCCCAATACAGGCAGCGCTTTATTATCTCTGCGTTAAAAGAAAGAGGTTATTTCAATGGCAGCTAAATCCATTATTGAAGTTGACGTGAATGATGAGAAATTCCTGTCATTTATGGATAAATTCAATGAGTACCAGGCTGCTCTTGAAGAACTTCCCGAAGCGTGGCGGGCATCTGCGCAGGGCATTGGCGACAGCGCCCGCGAAACGTCAAAAGCATCCTCAGAAGCTGAGGGGATGACAAAGGCTTTTTTAGATGGCGTTGATGCGCTGAATATGATGGTGAATAACCTCGATCGCATCAATACCAGCCTTGACGATGCCAATAAGCGTCAGAGTGACCTGAATAAGAAAACTGCTGGCTCTTCCAGCATATTTGGCAAACTTAAAAAGGACTCAAAAGAGTTCGCCGGCCATATCAAAGACGCCACAGTCAGCCTGCTGTCATGGGGCGGTATTGTAGGGCTGTTTACTGGTGTTCTCGGCGCTGGTGGGTTGTTCGGACTGAACCACCTGGCATCCACCGCGAGCGCCCAGCGATTCACCTCTATGGGGTTGAATACCTCGATTGGTGCCCTGGATTCAACGGCCATTAACTACCAGCGTGCAGTGGCCAACCCAACAGCGACACTGGGCGCCATTCGTGACACTCAGGCCGATTTATCCCAGCGCTGGAAATTCCAGGCTATGGGCATCAATAACCCTGATCGTTCACCGGATCAGTTGCTGCCGGAAATGATTCGTGCCGCCAGGAGTATTTTCACGCAAACAGGCGGTACGTTGCAGGGGGCTAACGCCTACGGGTTGACCAGCTTCTTCAGCATTGACGACCTCAATCGCTTCAAAAATATGAGCGATGCCGAGATCGACGCTATGGAGAAACGTGCGAAGCGTGATGCTCAGCTGCTGCAGATCACTGATGAGCAGGCCCGGCAATGGCAGGACTTCAATGTTCAACTCGACTACAGCAGTCAGAGCATCAAAAACACGTTCATCCGTGGACTTGGCCCGCTTACCCCTGGACTGACAAAACTCTCTGATGCGTTGTCTGGTGCTATCGATACCGTTCTTCAATCTCCAGAACTTGGAAAATGGATCGACGGGCTCGCTGGTGGTATTCAGCGATTTGGTGATTACCTGGCGTCCCCCGACTTTAAAAACGATGTGGATTCTTTTATGAGTCTAATAAAAGAGATGGGTTTAACCGTCGATAATTTCATTAAGTTTGTAAAGGGTGAAACTATTAATGACTGGATGAAAATGTCAGAAGATAGCGCAAATTCAACCGCAGACTGGATTAAGGATAAAACTGGATTTGACACAAGAAGTGTCGGCCCTGCGGTTAACAATTTTTTTTCTGGTGGTTGGGAAAAGATAAAAAATGCATTTGCCAGTGGTGATATCACACCAGTAGATTCAACCCCAGCAAATGTAAACGCCAAAGGTCGCACGATTGCCGATAGGTTCAATAACCCAGGAAATCTAAGATGGGCGGAAGGTTATGAGACCAGTAACACTAAAAGTGGGAAGTTTGCTGTATTCCCTTCACTTGATGAGGGCGTTCTGGCGGCAACAAAGCAACTCCAGATATATGCTCAGCGCGGAACCAATACAGTCAGGGATATTGTTAGTAAATGGGCTCCGTCAAATGAAAATAATACCGAAGAGTATATTCGTCATGTTGTTCGCTCGACAAAATTTAATGAGAACGAAAAACTTAATCTGAACGATCCTTATGTGCTGGCGAAGTTAATTTCTGCAATGGCCTCAAAAGAGGGGGCTGGAAGCCGAGTTACAGAGGACCGGGTTATTCAGATTTACAACAACACTGGGGGTAACGCGATTGTTACCGGAGCACAGTTGGGGGCTATGGGGTAATGGGATTTTCACGCGAGATGTACAAACTGGGGTTTGAAATATCCCCGGTTATCCTGTGCGACGGCATCGCTCAGGCAATCCCAGGTGGTATGCTGCCGATTGTTGCCCTGACCCAAAGTGCCAGTTTTGTCACTGGTCTTTTGGGGGGAGCAATAAACCTTACAGACCTGGATAAGTATTTCTGTCACTGGAAGCCAGTGCAGGGCGCGACGATAGTAGATTATGACATTGCCCGCTATCCTTTTGCTAACCAGGTTGTGGCCGCGAATGCCTTACTGGCACAGCCGTTGCGTGTTGCTCTGGAAATGAAGGCCCCGGTTAATGAAAATACCGGGGCAATGACAAAGCTGGTAACGATAAGCGCACTCCAGTCTGTCTTACAGGCACACGCCAACCTGGGCGGGACATTTATCGTTGCTACCCCATCAGTTATCTATAACCGCTGCATTTTGCGCACGGTAAAGGATGTCACCAGCGGAAATGATGCATTACCTCAGTTGACATGGATGTGGGATTTTGAGCAGCCTCTGATCACTAAAACTGGTGCAGAGCAGGAGGTAAATAACTTTCTTGGGAAAATTGGTGGTGGAGACAAGGTTACAGAATCAGCCTGGACAAGTACTGTCAACGCCCTTGGTAACACATCTCTTGGAGGCTCTGTCTCTGAGGCCATTACTGGTCTACTTGGTAAATTGGGAATGGCAATATGAAGTCTCAATATTACCCTTTTACAGGGGATGAACGTCAAAGCATGGCGTTTACGCCGGTTCTTGATGGTACGGTTTATAACTGCCAGTTGAAATGGAATATTACCGCACAACGTTGGTATCTGCTTATCACAGATAGTTCCGGTAACACCATTTTTAATACGGCTTTAATTGGGTCACCTGAAGCTGGTGGTATAAATCTAATCTCCGGTATTTTTAGGTACACATCTATGTACTGGAGAGAAAAAAACGGACAGATTGAGGTAACCAGTGGAGTGCCCCCGAGCCCGTAGACAAATCTGCCCTATAGTTTGAGCATAGGAGGAGTCTATGGGCACACCACGTTTTACCCCTGAATTTAAGGAAGAAGCTGTCCGCCAAATCACCGAGCGGGGCTATTCCATCGCTGAAGTATCTGAACGACTCGGCGTTTCGGCGCACAGTCTTTATAAATGGCTCCGCGCTGTTAAGCCTGACAACAATGGGCAACAGGCACAGGACTTACTGGATGCCAGAACAGAAATTCTCAGGCTGAAAGCGCAGCTTAAACGCACTGAGGAAGAACGGGATATTCTGAAAAAGGCAGCGCGGTACTTTGCAAGGGAGCCCGACTGAAGTACCGCTTTATCAACGATCACCGTGAAATCTGGTCGATCGTTACAATGTGTCGGGTTCTCAAGGTTGCCCGTGCCGGATTTTATGTCTGGCTCCATAACCCTGTATCTGCCGGAGAAAAGGATAACCAGCGACTGCTGGCGCTCATCCGCGACTCCTATACGCTGAGTGGTGGGGTTTATGGTTATCGCCGAATTCACGGCGATCTTCGTGAAATTGGTGAAGTGTGCAGCAGAAACCGGGTCGCCAAAATCATGAGGAAAAACAGGATACAGGCCATACATGGTTATAAAGTGCCACGCGGGACCCGGGGACGACCGTCACTGATAGCGCCTAACCGCGTACAGCGTGAATTTACTGTGGTAAAGCCCAATCAGGTCTGGGTAACAGATATTACCTATATCCGCACCTGGCAGGGCTGGCTGTATCTGGCAGTGGTCATCGATCTCTTCGCCCGTAATGTGGTGGGCTGGTCGATGAAACCAACACTGTCGCGCGAGCTGGCACTGGATGCGTTGCTGATGGCGGTCTGGCGGCGTAAGCCTTCAGAAAACGTCATTGTGCACAGCGATCAGGGTAGTCAGTATGGCAGTGATGACTGGCAGCGGTTCTGCCAGGCCAACAATCTGGCGCCAAGCATGAGCCGTCGCGGAAACTGCTGGGATAATGCAGTGGCAGAATCGTTCTTCAGTTCACTCAAAAAAGAGCGCATCAGGAAGCGGATATATAAAACCCGGGACATGGCCCGGGCGGATATTTTCGATTACATTGAAGTGTTCTACAACCGTAACCGACGCCACAGCCACCTCGGTGGCGTCAGCCCAGAGGCCTTCGAAAAGGCCTCACCGTGAGGACAGAAACTGTCTACCGGAGCGTGGTCACTCCACAGTTAATGCGTTATTACGATATCCAGATTTTCTCTCCGGCTGAAGGTGATAAACAAGAAAAGTTAATTCAACAGTATTCAAGCCATAAGAATGGTGTTTATAACCCCGGCGCATTGATGATTGAATTCGATATTCTCAGGTTTGGTGAGTCAACCCCTCAGGGTGAAACCCACCTGACTATATGGGGTATCGGACCTAAAGAGATGCAGCAGGCTCGACAGGACCTGTTTGGTAAGAGAATAAAAATATTCCTCGGCATGAAATCGGGTTTACCGCTGGCTGGTAAGGTTACAGCACCAAGTCTGGTGCTGGATGGTACGATTAATCAGGTGTTTGGTAACTGGCAAGGTACTGAGTTAAGGCTGGACTTCATAATTGTTGCGGGACCGGTTACCAGCACACCAAGAGGAAAACTGGCACCCCTGCCACTTACGTTTAACTGGAATGTCGGTCAGAAGCTATCTGTGGCATTAACTCAGTGCTTTCAGAGAATTGGCGGTTATACATTTAACATCAATATTAGCGATCTGCTTGTCCTTACCTATTACAGGGATCTATTTTGTGATTCAATTGAAGAGTTGGCAAAAGACCTCAAAGCTTTTTCTTTATCTAAAATAAAAAACAAAGGCTATACCGGGGTCGAAATAGCAATAGTCAACGGTAATGAGATAAGGGTGTGGGACAATGACTACACGAATCATCCAGACAAGACATCAAGAGACAGTGCAACCGAAAGAAGTAAAAAACCAGTTCAAATTCACTTTAATGATCTTATCGGTCAGCCTACCTGGGTAAAGTTCGACGTTATGAGTGTTGCTTGCGTCATGCGTGGCGATATCCAGGTGGGAGATCATATTCTTATGCCGCAGCAGGCAACCCCGATGATTAAGGCTGCGTCGTATTCTCAGTACCGAGATGACTCTGCATTCTCTGGGCAATTTGAGGTTTCCTCTGTTCGTTTGCTCGGTAATAGCAGACAACCGTCAGCTGAGTCGTGGATAACAATCATTGAAGCGTATCCGTTCATTGAGGTAGGTAAAAAATGAGCATCGGCCAGAAATTAAATTTTGGTGCAAACATGAACCGGTTTGCAGAAAGAAAAGTGGAAGCTGCGCTGCAAAAAGCAGGAAAGGTGCTCCCTGCCAGTGTAGTAAAACAGAGCGGAAAGATGGTCACAGTGGCTTTTGAGCTGCGCGACATCCCTTATGTGCTTCCTCAGGTTACCATCCCGCTATTTGGTCCTCAGTACATCCGATACCCCATGCAGCCAGGCGATAAGGGGATAGTCATCCCGGCGGATACTTATCTGGGAGGGGTAAGCGGGCAGGGAGGTGGTATTGCCGACCTGACACCACCGGCGAACCTTAGCGCGCTGGTATTTTTGCCAATCAGTAATACAGAGTGGGAAGGCGTCGACGGTCAGGTTGTGACCATTTACGGGCCCGAAGGTGTCACCATTCGGGATGCTGGCAGCAACACAACGTTTTTACTTACTCCTGACAGCATAACCATCGCCACTCCAACGCAGTTCAAAGTGACCGTAGGGTCAACAGTTTTCACACTCACGGACGGTATGTGGAATCTGACTGGTCAGGCAGGGAAGTTGCAGGACGGAACAGCCAGCACAAGCCCGGCGATCATGCACGAGGGCTGGAAGTCGCTTGTTTCCTGGTGCAACAGCCATGTTCACTCCAACGGAAACGGCGGCAGCAATACCGGGAACGCGACAGTGCAATTTAACGGGAATATCACTGAATGAGAACCTACGGCAGAAATTCAGATGGTAAGTGGACTCTGGTCGAAACAGATGAGAATGGATTCAACGACGCGGTTTACCTGACCACGCTGGTGCAAAACCTTAAGCTTGCTCCGCAGGAGTCTCCGTTCTTCGCGAACAATGGTATTCCGGCTAACGGATCGGTAATACAGCAGGTATTGCCGACGTACTACGTTAACCGTCTGCAACAGCAATTTAGTCCCTACTTTTCATCGCTACAAATTACTTTGGTTAGCGATGATCCACCTGTTTATAACATTTCGGCGATCACCAACGCCGGTTCTAAAATTATTGCAACGGTGAACGTATGAGTGATTTATCTGTTAGCTACACGGCTGCTGGCCCGGCTCCGCAAACCCCAGAAAGTCTGCGCGAGCAACTGGTGTCCCTGGCCGTTCAAATGGCGCCAGGCATCACCACCGAATTACCTGGCTCACTGATTGAGGATATCGTGAGCACAGACGTTGGTGCGTTGCTGATTTGCGATCAGGCGAGAGTCGATCTGATTAATTCGGTAGGACCACTTAAAGCTAACATTTATATGCTCAACCTGCTGGCTAAGCAGGCTGGGATTGCTCCACAGAAAACGCAGGGGTCAACGACTGTTCCTGTGCAATTCACCGGCCCGGCAGGATTTGGCGTGCCGCAGGGGTTTGTAGTGTCCGATGGGATCTATACCTATACGCTTAACGATGCCACGATTATTCCCTCGTCTGGAGTTACGCCGCAGGTAACCTGTACGGCCACCACGACAGGATCATGGTCGGTACCTGCTGGCACCGTTACCCAGATAATTACCAGCGTTCCTGACGAAATTACATTGACCTGCACAAATCCGGTTGCAGGAGTTCCTGGCTTAGAGCGTGAATCAAACTATCAGTTTCGTGCTCGCGTCTGGGAATCCCAGATGTCTACAGTTCAGGGATACCCTGGCTTCATCCGGCAGAAGCTTACTGATGTTAATGGTGTGCAGGCTCGCCTGGTATCAGTCGTACAGGACGGTAATAGCTGGATCATCATGTGCGGGGGAGGTGATATTTATGAAATGGCTGGGGCCATTTTTAAATCTGCCGGAGATATCAGCAGGCTAAAAGGAGCGACAGTAGACGTTACTGGTATAACGAATGCTAATCCTGGTGTCGTCACCACAGGTATAACTCATGGATTGACCAACGGGCAGCTGGTCAACATCTCTGGTGTGAATGGTATGACTGGAATTAATAACGTTCCGCTAACTGCAACAGTGCTCACACCGCATACGTTTTCAATAGGTATAGATACTTCAGCGTCCGGTTCGTGGGCCGGGGGCGGAGAGGTCACGCCCAATGTAAGAAATAATGTGGTGACCATAAACGACTGGCCGGATAACTACCTAATCCCGTTTGTTATACCGTTGCAGCAAAATGTTACGGTGAAATTTGAGTGGGGATCTGAAGGGGTGAATTATCTGACCGATGCTACAATTTTAACGCTGGTATCAGCACCTGTAATTCAGTACATAAACGGGATTTATGCGGGTAAGCCGTTAAATATTAATAATCTGAAAGATACCTTTCTTCAGTCCGTCAATACGGCTATTGATATGGGTTTAATTAGTAAGCTCAATGTTATTATCACTGTTAATGGAATTATTACTAATCCTGACCAGAACACAAACATTATAAGTGGTGACCCATTTAGTTACTTCTATATAGCGTCAGATGGCGTAACTGTTGACGGAGTGTGAAATGCTTGAGGATATTATCCGTTCGTACCTGTACACGCAGTACAATGATGATGACAATATCCGTGCTTTCGTGACTGCGTATAACACGATGGCAAAAAATATTTATGACTGGATGCGAAGTGCAAATCTGCCGATTTTTGTTGGTGGGTATAACGCAGGGGATCAACTCAGGTGGATAGCTCGTGGCATATACGGCGTGAAACCTCCTGTACTGGAAAGCGGTCGCCAGCTGGTGATCGGGGCATTCAATACATGCACTTTTAACACTGTACCGTTTAATACCCGCAGAGTAATAAACCAGTCAGAACAGGTTGTTGTCTCTGATGACCTGTTCAAGCGGATCATGACGTGGAATTTCTATAAGGGGGATGGGTTTTACTTCACAATACCCTGGCTGAAACGTCGGATTATGCGATTTATTACGGGGGTGAATGGGGTTGATGTCGTGAACGACCAACACTGGAGTATTTCGGTGTTGTTCTCTGGTGGTGGAGCCAGTGTATCAATTATTAAGGGTTTCAGAAAGCTGACTGATTCTTCGGTATACAACGCGCAGACGTTCAATAGCAGGGCTTACAACCAGAAGACTAGTGTTCTCATCAAAAGCAACGAGTATGAGTACGCATCGCTGTTCAAGCAGGCTTTCGACAGCGGCCTGCTCCACATGCCGTTTTATCAACCAGTGAGCGTGACTATAGTTGGCTGAGTGGTGTAAAATCAAGCATCTTTCATGGGGTTTAGGGATGATGATGAATAAAATATTGTTGGCAGTATCCGTAGCTTTTGCTGGAAGCATTTTTCATGCGAATGGAGCATCTTTTGATTGCAAAAAGGCAAAGAGTTTTTCTGAAAAAACAATTTGCTCAGATTCTAAACTTTCAAAAGATGATGATGACTTAAAATATTTATATGGACGGGCTAAAGCATCTGTTCAGGATAGACAAGCATTTTCCGAGATTACTAAAACATTATGGAATTCAAGGGAGAGATGTAGCGATTTTACCTGTGTAAACTCATGGTATGACACGGCATTCGCTATATACGGAGCTATAGCCGAAAAAGGTATTCCAGAAACGAATGGTAAAAATGATATTCTGGCAAATGCAGAGCAATATAAAAGCGAAACGACAAATAAAAATGTTTCTCCCATCTCTGGTGATAAAGAAAACATCACAGTCAAAGAAAGTAAAATACAAAATTTGAATGATGGTGATGTTAAAGTAGTAAACCCGAAGATAACTTATCAACTCAAAAATGAGTCTGCCTTTGTCGATGTAATAGAAAAAGCAATAATAAAATCTAAAAGTGCTAAGAATGACATGCAGATTGGTGGCATTAAGGCTTTAAGGGATAAAGAGATTTGCAATATACTTCAGGTTAAGTCTGTGTCAAATTGGATTGGTCAGGTAAAAAAGGTATCAGCAAATAGTGATGGTAAAGGTGTTTTAGCTTTAAGTTTACCTAGCGGCATTTTAATTAAAACATGGAATAACTCATTTTCTGATACAAAATACAACACTCTTATGGAACCTGGTACAGAAATATTCAATAGAGCATCAGAATTGAGTGTTGGTGATGTTGTTTATTTTTCTGGAACGTTTTTCGAGGACAATGATGATTGCATTTCAGAATCGAGTCTGTCGTTGTCAGGAAAGGTTAAAGAGCCTGAGTTTATATTCAGGTTTAGTGATATCAGAAAGTATCAACAGTAAGTAACCAACCCACTTCGGTGGGTTTTTTATTGCCAAAAATCCCGGAGGAAAAATGGCACTATCTCTTTTAGCCGCTAACAATGCTCAGACAGTGCTTGCGGCTGGAATTAGCTCAACGGCAACATCTCTTACCGTAAACACTGGAACAGGGGAGCTTTTCCCGTCCCCGGTAGCAGGAACCAGTTTCTTTAAACTGACGATTATCGATGCTGCCACGGGCACACTCACTGAGATTGTTCATGTTAGTGCCCGAAATGGTGATGTCTTTACTATCCAGCGTGCGCAGGAAGGAACCACTGCGCGTGCGTGGTCTGCAAATGACATTGTGGCAAACATGATGACGGCCGGAACGCTGTCCTACATTCTTGGTAACTTCCAGCCGCTCGATCCTACATTGACGGCGTTAGCCTCATTAGTGGGGGGTGCAGATAAACTTCCGTATTTTACGGGGAATGATACCGCCGGACAGACAGATCTTACTTCTGTTGGGCGCGACATCATCGGAAAAGCCAGCATTGCCGACATTCTCACATACCTTCAATTGGAAGAAACAGTAAAACTGGCTGCAAATGCACTGTCGGCTAAAATCGTCGGAGAGGTGACGAATAACGGCACTATGGCATCAGCCAATAAGCCAGGATGGTGGCGCATTGCTGTAGCTGACACCGATACTGTCGCAGATTTTCCGGGCTACCCTGTTGGATCAAAGCTATATGGATACGGGATGATGTTTGTTGAGGTGACTGATGGTGCATGGCTGCAGCATTACTACGCCCATAATGGACATAATGCCAAAAGACAGGACTGGGCTACCAGCATTACTGCAAATGTTCCGTGGGTTGTTGATTACAACACATCCAACCCTCAGCGGGATATTGCGGGTAATGCCGCTACAGCTACTACAGCTAATGCAGCCAATACAGCTAATGCAGCCAATACAGCTAATGCAGCCAATACAGCTAATGTAGCTAATACAGCTACTACCGCAACAAAACTGAAAACACCCAGAACAATAGCCGGGGTTGCATTTGACGGGACTACAAATATTGACCTGGGATTTCTTGGATATGGTCAGTTGTTAAGTGACGTAACGGCCTCACGCGTTAAAAATGTGTCATACACCAATTACACATCAAAACCGGTCGTTGTGTATGTTCGTTTTAATAATGAAAATAACGTTAACCGTAAAATTTACGTAAATAACTATCTGTTGATAGAAATAAACCAGAATTTCGGGTATGACCAGCCCGGATCATGTACGTTCATCGTTCCCGCTGGCGGCGTGTACCGGGTAGAAACAACAGGGGTGATAGTTGGCTGGGTGGAGATGAGATAATGAAATACTATATTGATGGCGAAAATAATGTTTACGCCTATGAAGATGATGTGGATGAAAGTTTTATTCAGCCCGGCCTGACAGAAATCAGTGAAGAAGAGGCCATGAGTATCGCTAATCCTCCACCAACCCATGAAGAACTGATTCAGTTAGCTGAAAATAAACGCCAGCAACTACTTTCCCATGCTGACGCAATCATGCTCGACTGGCGTACAGAGTTAATGCTGGGTGAAATCAGTGACGCCAACAGAGCTAAACTGTCGGCGTGGCTGGACTATAAGAATGAGGTTAAGGCAGTTGATGTGACAACCGACCCTGAACATATAAACTGGCCTGTTCAGCCGGAGGCGTAGGCCGGGAGCCTGATTGGGGCAGGAGTACCGTCGCGCTAATATTTCAGGCGGCTGGTAGTTTAAAGACGGTAAAGTCGTTCAACGGGTTTATTCGCCGGAAGAGCTGCGTAAAAAGGCGGAAGCTGAAAAAGTTCGCCGCCTTGCTGAGGCTGAATCAGCCATTGCACCACTGGCGCGGGCAGTAAAACTAAAAATTGCCACAGATGAGATGATGAGATTAAATGGCTGGAGGAATGGGAACTCTACAGCGTAATGGTAAACCGGGTGGATATCTCAAATCCTGACTGGCCGGAAATACCATCATGATGAGTTGTGGGCGGGTTGGATGTCCGGCCCGCTGTTGTTTTCATATTCGCACTTAAAATATTATTGTCATTTTTATAAATGATTTATATTAACAATTTTTCATGTTAATATGTCATATTCATTTAAATTTAAAGGATTTTTTAAAGAGGTATGACCACTATAACAATTGTTACTGCTTATTTTGATATAGGCAGAAGTCAATGGACATCGCAAAATGGGTTTGCTCCACGCATTGAGCGAACTACTGATGAATATATGAACTGGTTTTCCAATCTTGCTCAACTTGAAAATGATATGGTCATTTTTACTTCACCTGACCTCAAATCCAGAATTGAGGAAATCCGGAGAGGAAAACCAACAACGATTGTTACATTAAATTTCAATAAAAAATTTCATCATATCAGAAGCCGGATTGCTTCTATACAGTCAGATGTAGCGTTTAAGCTCAGAACGCCCGTAGAGCAGCGGGGGAATCCAGAATATCTGTCGGCTGATTACGTTTTACTCTGTAATCTGAAAACGTACTTTGTAAGTCAGGCTATCAGGCAGGGGTTGATCAAAGACGATATGGCTGCCTGGATTGATTTTGGATATTGTAGAGATTCTGATACCACGAATGGAATAAAAAAGTGGTCCTGGCCCTTCAATAAGGAAAAAATGCATTTTTTTACGATCAGAAGGGGGCTTAAATTTGAAACACTGGAATCAGTGTACAACTGTATGTCAGCTAACCATGTGTATATCATCGGTGGCGTTCTGATCGGAACGCTGGAAAAGTGGCAAGAATTTTACAGACTGGTGTGGCATTGCCAAAAAAAGGTGTTGAGAGAGAATATTGTGGATGATGATCAGGGGATATTTCTGATGTGTTATTATTACAGACCTGACATAATAAAGCTAAACTACCTGGGTAAAAACAGGTGGTTTGACTTATTTAGGTGCAAGGGGGAAAAAACGATTCGCACTTTTTCTCACAAGATGAAAATATTATGTTTGCGCAAATGATATATTTTATATCCTAAGAAAAGTCCAACATATAGATTATAACGGGCTTTTTGAAAGTTGAGGTTTTTGTGAGTCTATCAGTTTTATATTGATATTACTGTTTTGTATTATTTATAATTCTTGCTTCTTTTTTTGTAACATAAGTACAGTTGTCCGGAATGTCATTGTTTATAAAAGACATTCCTCCAATTTTTACATTGTTCCCAATTTTATGAGTGAGACCTACAATACATGTATTAGCACCTATGTCGACATTATCACCGATAATTAATATTGCAGATTTAGGATCGCCGTCTTTCTTACCTATTGTAGTGTTTTGACGAATAACAAAGTTGTCACCAATTTTTACTGAGTGATGGATTACAACACCTGTATGATGTGGGATTTTTATTCCCTTTCCTATTTGTGCCCCTAGGCTAATTTCACATCCAAATTTCTCTAGAAGTCGTATGTTGATTTTTTTTGCGGCTTTTTTGAACGGCTTCCCACCGTTAATATACATTTCGTTAGCAAGTCTCCACCAGAATAAAAAATTTCTACCTCTGTTGTTACTCTTCTCACGTAAAAGTCTTTTAATAGAAAACTTATCCCTTCTTATTATTTCATGTTTCCAGTAATATAAAAGTTTATCATTTCTACCAAAAATAACGAATATAAACGCAAGTGTGTAATTAAACATAAATATCTCTTTGAAGTTTAGATTTATCGTTACTGATTTTTGAGTTCAGCGCCAATTTCAATCATTTTATCTGTGATTTTATTTATATCATCTTCGCTCAAAGTTAGTTGAGCAGCCATGAAAAACAGGATGTGAGGCGACATTGCGCGGGGTGACTCACCGCCGGTGTATTTACGCCACTGGCTGTTACTTGCCACGCCAGCAAGGTCTGCCATCTGTGCGCCGGTATAACCCAGCTTATCTTTTAGCTGGTTCAGGTCTTCCGGCGTAGGTGGCGTGTAGTCTTTGATCAATCGCATGTATCACCTGTAAAAAAAGCCCCTGCCGGGGCTTAATTGTTAAATCAGTTTGAGCAGTACCGTTGTGATAGTTGCTACGGCACCAATAAGGCCAGTAGCAACGACGATTGGATACCAGGCTGATTCCCTGTTGAGTTTCGATGTCTCGGCAATCAGCTTAGCGATTTCAGCGTTGATTTTTGCTAATTCGGCCTGGGTCATTTCGTTAGTGCTCATTATTCTTCCTTTCGGGATTCGGGCTGCGGCCTTTCCGCTACCTCATGAGTCTAAATATAGCCCTAATGGGGCTATTAGTCAACACCAAAAAAAAAGATAAAAATTACATCGTACTCACAAATTTATCGGCTACTGGAGAAGATTGTTTGAGTGACGAACTATTCCTGCATCCATATAGTCGATTGCTTTTTGGAGCTCTTCAATCAAATTAATGGCTTTCGTCCGTGATATACACATAAACTGATCAGGAAACTCTTGCAACGGCCAGTTTGGTATGCAAGCCATGTTATCCGTGAATGAAGCAGACAGGTAAACTTCATTAGTCAGAAGGGAATAGCTTACTTCAAAACTAGTGAGCTCGGGTAAGCTGCTTACGTTAGATTCAGTGTTTTTCAT